GTTAAAAATATTCAAGAATGGTTTAAGTGGACTGGGCACATTTGGCAGCTCGATAAAATGAATGAATCGCTGGCAGGCGTGGAGAAAGTCGCTCAGATTTACCTTGATGAGCACACCAAATTATCCGGGCAGATTGTTGAAATGACCAAGGCGGGCGAAAGCTCTAGTGAAATAGATAAACTGGAAAAAACACAAAAAGCAATACTGGAGCGTGTCCGACAGCTTCGCGGCGATAACCGTCGTACCGCCTGTTTAAAATTCGCACACACAATAGATAAGCCGCTGGCCATTACCGGAGATGAATTCGACAAAAAGCCGATGCTCTTCCCATGCGCCAATGGCGTTATTGATCTGGAGACGGGGAAATTTAAACCAGGCCGCCCAGGTGATTATCTATCACTAGGCAGCCCGGTCGAATGGAAAGGCATCGATGCTTCTAGGGCACTCTGGGAAAAATCATTGCGCGAGATTTATAACTGCGACAGTGAAGGCGACGATCAATCTATGGTTCGATTTATTAAACGTCTGTTTGGTTATGCCATGACCGGGCTGGTGGTAGAAAAGATTTTCCCGGTATTCTACGGCAAGACTGGCTGGAACGGCCGCAGCCTAATCATTGAAAAAATCAAACACATTATGGGAGGTCTGGCGGCACCCATACCATCAGAAATGCTGTTAAGCCAGAAATTCAGCAAGTCTTCATCCGGCCCCAGCCCGGACCTGATGATCTTAAAGGGAGCTCGCATGGCATTCGCATCGGAGATTGACGATGGCCAGCGGTTTTCCAATGCAAAAATTAAATATCTGACTGGCCGTAATGAGATCACCGCCCGCAATCCGCATGATAAATATCAATCTCGTTTTGATCCAACTCACACTCTTTTTGTTGAGACTAATATGAAACCATCAGCTCCGGCTGATGACAAATCTTTTTGGGAACGCCTACTCCAGATCGAACACAACATAAGTTTTGTTAACCGCGATCCGCGCGAAATTTATGAGCGGCGCGCAAATTTGGATCTCGAAAAAGAGCTTTCAGTAGAAGATTCCGGGATTCTGGCCTGGATGGTCGAGGGCTGTTTAGAATGGCAGCGTGACGGATTAAATCCGCCTCGCTCTGTCACTGAGGCCACCGAGGCATATCGAATGGACGAAGACATGTTGGGCGACTGGGTTGAAGAATGCTGTGACCGTGAACCAGCCGCAAAAGAAAAAGCGGCGGATTTATTCAAATCATTTGTCGACTGGTATCATGAAAACCAGGGCAAAGGCGATAAACTCACCGGGACATGGTTTGGAAAGCAGCTCACAAAGAAATTCGACAAGACGAAATCCAACGGATCAAATGTGTATCTTGGTATATCACTGAAAAAAAATCAGGGAGGGTTAGAGACTATAAATGTATGAAAATAAATATTACTGAAAAATTATCATCAAACACAAAAACAACTTTTAAACCGTCCGCTATCCCTAATATTCAGGGATGGTTTGAAAATACTCTCAAAGCCGTCCGTTTTTTTCAATCGTTTGTATCTATCCAATTTAAAACAGGGATTGCCGTAGATAGTCTGGATAGTATTTTTTTAAACAGGGAGGGTGGCGGGTTCATCCCAAGAAACTATCCTAGTGGTTTTTTATAACTACTCAATACAATAAAATATAGCAAAACCACTTAAACTATCCCTAACGGCAGAGGCTTATATATAATAAATAATAAATAAATTAATGATAATAAATAGATATAAAAAAGAAAAAGGAAAAAAGAAAAATTGGAGAAAATTTTAAAATCGGTAATATTTTGTAATGATAATAAATAGATAAATAAATAGGGAGGGTTTGAAATTAATACTCTTGATCTGGCATCAAAAAAAGTAAACCTGAAAAAAGCATCATCCACCCATGGCGGAGAGTGGCAAGGTCCCTGCCCAGCCTGCGGTGGTAATGATCGCTTCCATGTCTGGCCTTTTCAGAACGAAGGCAAAGGCGGTTATTGGTGCCGGTCATGTGGCAAAGCGGGAGATAATATTCAATTCTTGATTGATTTTGAAGGAATGGAATTTAAAGAAGCCTGTGCTTATCTCAACATAGAGCGTCCGGACTATAGACCAGACCAGGCACCGTCTCCCGCAAAGCCGATATTTACACCAACGACGCATCAAAGCCCGGCACAACTCTGGCAGGAAAAGGCCGGGAAGTTTCTAACCTGGTCACAAGATATGCTCAAAGAAAATAAAGAAGTAATGAACTGGCTGGCCGCTCGTGGAATAAACGCCCAGGCAGTAGAAGCAGCGCGCCTCGGTTGGAATCCGGGAGAAAACGGCAAGGATGTTTTTCGCGCCCGTAAAGCCTGGGGACTTCCGGAAATTAAAAAAGAAAACGGCAAGCCTCGAATGCTTTGGATCCCGCAGGGCTTGATTATCCCTTATATCGTCAATGGAGTAATTCAGCGGCTGCGCATCCGCCGTCCGGAAGGCGAACTGAGATATTATATTGTTCCCGGGTCGTCCATGTCCACAATGATCATCGGCGCCGAACGTCGGGCATTTGTTATTATAGAAAGTGAGTTAGATTCCATCGCCTGTGCTTCTGCTTGCCCTCTGGCTGGCGCTATAGCCTTGGGAACCTTGGAGGGTAAGCCGGATGCCTCCGCTTATGCAATATTAAAAGAATCCGTCCAAATACTTAACGCCCTAGACTATGGCGATCAGGGCGGAGGGAAAAAAGCAGCTGAGCGGGCAATGGAATGGTGGTCTAAAAACTTCAATGACCGCTGTGACCGATGGCCAACGCCAAAAGGAAAGGATCCCGGTGAAGCCTATGCCATGGGGATAGACCTTGATGAGTGGATTAGAGCGGGGTTGCCGCCGGTGTTGACTATTCAAAACGAGAGAAAAGAACAGGATGTTTTAACACCGTGCTTTAGACAAACCCAGTCGGATGATTTGGGTGAAAACAAACCTCCGGAAGGCATTTCACCGCTATTAACAGAACTCTGGATACTCTTACGGCGCAATCCCGGAGTTAAGATCATCAATGCGCCGCCTCCGAACTTTCGCTTCACCATCCTACGCAATGGGAAATTCGTCGGTGGCCGGATTAATGAGCTGGTATTTCGTCACTCGGAAATAACAGAATATATTTTAAACCATCCAGACGCAGAAATCGGCTGGAAAAATTTAATTAAATCGGAAATTCTGTGAAAAAAGAAGACCTGGAAAAATTAATAACCGACAAACCGCCCGAAGTTAAGGCGAAGGCCATATTGCTGTTTAACGGCTACGTCCAGGCAATGGGGAAGTATCAGGGTGAATCATCCACCGCCAATCTCAAAACATGGCAGGCAGCGGAAGAAGCGCTTAATCAATACACTTCCGAAATAAGCAGGGACGCGACCAGCGACAATTTTTCAGATATTGCAGCAGTTCTAAAGTACCTTCAGGATAACGGCTGGCAAGAAACAAAAACCAGCCTTTACCGCCGCAAGAAACAAGGGAAAATATTGCCCGTGCCGGACGGGTCATACACTAAAGCATCCGTCGATAAATACGCCCGGACATTTCTCAAGCAGACCGCCACTGGCAAGCGCCTTTCAGAAAATACCGACGAACTCCAGCGCAAGAAATTAGAACAGGAATTAAAAAACCTGATTCTAAAAAACGAGCGAGACACCTTTAATTTTGATAAAGATCGCGGCCTTTTTATTCCGAAAGAGCAAATGGATATTGAACTTGCCACACGTGCCGGGATATTAATTGCCGGATTAAAGCATTGGGTGCAAACCCGCTGTGCTGATTGGATTGCCGCCGTATCCGGAGATAATAAAAAAGTCGGTGAATTAATAAACATCATGAGTAACGACATCGACGAACATATCAACCATTACGCATCCAGCCGGGAATATGAAGTAATTATTGATGCAGAATAGGAGTAAAAATGCTTGCAACCAAGATTTTTCCGACAATTATAATTTTATTAAGCATCGGAGCGGGGATTACATACGCAGTCAATGGAAACGCCCGCCTTGCCGCATATTGGTTTGCCGCCGCCACGCTCAATATTGCAGTAACGTATTAAAAGGAAAGCCATGACAAGCGATAAAGTTATTGAGATGATTTTTAAAGAGCTACGGCGAGCAGAGGAAAAACATCCTGGCTGGCCATCCGACATAGTGCACGCTTCGGCAATCTTGGCCGAAGAGGTGGGCGAGGTAGTAAAAGATGCCCTGGATGTTCATTATCAGGGAATCAGCTCTGACAATTTAAAGATCGAAGTTGCACAGGTCGGAGCTATGGCAATTAGAATGTTGATGAATTTATGAACCTAACCACTATTCATATACAGCGCAACGCGCCATGGCTTCCTCAGTCGTTACTAAA